ATTGATTTCCCAGACTGTCTACAAGCAAGTACAATGCTAAAACGGTTATCGTTAAAATGACTGAACATTTTTCTTTGATAGGGATAAAGAGAAAAAGGAACAAGTCCGCTATCGAGCGAAATGATTTTGACATAATTCTGAGCAAAGTATGCGGGATCGTCCATACACTTTTTATATTCACGTATCTCCTTCTTCGACCATTCTTGTACAACACCGTCTCTCTTTACATTAATGTTGCCGAGATATGTCTCATTATTCATTTGATTCTGGAGTAACATCAATCACCTTTTGTTCATTCTGTAAAAATCTTTGCAGGTCAGTCGTGCTCCCCATAAACACATTATTGTTTGTTATCTGTTTTGTCGCAACAGTTTCTTTGCTAATATCTTTATTCTTCTTATTTAGATCCATTAATTTGTCGTTTATTTCTGCCAAGTTTTTCATCATATTTGAAAGAACTTCAAACGCTCTTGGATGCTCGCTTTCTCTTGCTACTTCGATCATTAGGTCTAAAGATTCACCACCTTTCTCTAAAAGGTTATAATATGTTTCTCTTGAATAATCGTAGTCGCTTTTTATATTCTTATTATCTTCCATATTTGCCTCATGTTATAGTGGTAACAAGTGTATAATCACTGTCCGGTCCAACTCCTGATGGTGCCGGCAGTGTCGTGAGTAATTCTAATTGTTGATCACTATCTTCAATACCAGCATCCATCTCAAACAGTGTAGTTTGTACTTCATTGATAATAGATTTAGGTGCAATCGGACCATAGAAATTAACTTTTACTTCAAAGTCTAACGTATACATTATAGTTCTTCTTTGATCAATTGCTCCTTCGTAGTCGTCTGAAAACGTAACACCCTGCAAAATAATTGGAACATCGTCGATAATATTCGGCAAATCATTAATTGGTTTAACTCTAACCGTATACTGCGGGTTAAAGTATGGAAGTATTTGTTCTGTTATTTGAAGAACATCATCTTGAGTTTTGCCGTATATGTTCAATTGAAATTGAAGATTATAAGGAACGCTGGTATACATTTTAGTTCTAGATGTCTGACCAGTCTCACCTACCAAGGGTTGTGTAATAGCATTATTTGTTGGCAGTTTTCGCAATGAATCATAACTCATCGATAACATTTCGAAAGACATACGGGGCAATCTTATTGCCAATTGGCGCTCTGCGTCTTCACCATTTCCCATCTCTGCTATTCGCGTTAAGAAATTGTTTCGAGGTCCGTAACTCAAAGGAACTTTCATCTGCCCCTGTCCCACATTTGAAGCAGTTTTACGGAAAATGTAAATGTCATTAAACAGCGAACCAAAAACCGCTACGGATTTTCTTACACGTTCATGATAAAAATGTCCAGTTAACATTATGGATCTCCGAACGGGTTAGTTTCACTGAAGTCAATAAATTCGAGAGCAGAAACATCAAAATCTGTAACGTTTCCTGAAGTGCCACCACCCGCATCTGGTTCTGTTTGCACCTCTCTAACTGATAAAACAGAACCTGATGCTCCAGTATTAAGACCAACTATGGGGTTTGTTGTGTTCCATTCGTGAAACTTACCATCAGAAGCACCGACTCTAATAACAGTGAGTTCTCTGCTAGAATCGTTATACCCTTGAATTTCTCCAACCATATTAAAAGTAGGATTAAATTGCTGCGCTAAATCGCCCACTTCATAATTGAGGTTTGTATAAGGAGCAGCAATTGTTATAGTAGGATCACTAGTGTATCCGCCACCAGAATCAGTAATAATCAGATTTGTAATTGTACTAGTATCGCTATCGAATACAGCAGTAAGAGTTGCTCGAAAATCAGAATCGGTGCCAGTAGCACTATCAAAAACTACAGAAGAAGAGACAATAGGGACATTGTATACTGGAATATCAACACTAGTAACAGTTCCATCAATGTTTATGCTAGATCCTACTATAATCCCACCTTCTTGGCCGTTCGAATCTGTAAACGATACAGTAACTTCTGGAGCAGAAGTATAAAACGCACCACCATCACTAATGGTGATGCCTGAGATAATGTTGCTGTCATTTAACGTAACAGAACCAGTTGCAGTGGAAGCAGATAAATCAGGATCAGAAACAGTAACTGTTGGCACAGAGAGATAGTTTGCGCCAGTAAAAGACATTGATATTGATGATATACCCGCCATTATGTTATACTCGCTGTTGCAGTTGCAGTTGCTTGTTCTGGTGTACGTATAGTAAGCACATATTGATAAGCAGCATAAGTTTCAATTCTATCAATATCAGTAACATCAGTATCAAAGTTTTCATCAGAGTATTCAAACAACTCACATGATAATCTAAATGTGGGTAAATTTCTTAACTGATAAAATGGAGTTTCGTCTTCAACTTGCATTATCTGGAATGTCGAACCAGATAAGGGAAGATGGATTACGTCACCTTCTCTCGGACGATAAAACGCGTTGGGGTCACCACCATTTTCAAGACTACCGATTTCATGATTAAATCGTTTTCTTGCGACAACAAAATTTGCCTGATCTCTTATTTGTATACCAAATTTAGTAAACAAATCTCCTTCGCCGGCAAATCCGTCGGTATTTTCTAAATACATTTCTATTTTATATGCATTAACGAAACGTGAAAGCGTTGCTTCGTTAAAAATAGTATCTCTTCTTACTATTTCTCTTGGGACATAATATACGTCTTGCCCAAACATTTGAAGAGATTCTATTACTAGATCTTCATAAAGTCTTTGTTCGGATCTTCTTCCGCGTGAAAAATATTGATTCGTTGCCATGTTTAACCCATGAAAAAGTCAGTAGGTAATTCTTGTTCGAGACGTAATTTTTCTTCAAGTTTTTCTAACTCTTGAGTCGCGTCATCGTACATTTGTCTTCCGCTTACTATTACTCCTCCAGGTAATTGCATACCTTCGAACTTAGACATATTCAAACCCCACTGCTGTTTGATTAGCGCAGTAGTATAATTCTTTAAAAACATGTCATTGTAAACACTAGTGTGAGTTTCGGGATCAACTATTTGATAAATTTCTGCTATAAGATAGTCTCCCGCTTTAACGTCTTCATCTTCAAAATCACCATACAAGTACAACCTGTTTTGTCTTCTAGAGAATGTAGTTATGGGATGACCGTGCAGCGTTTGATCGACCATACTCAAGTATTGTTCCATCTGATAAAGATAAGAAAGATCACCAGCGAAACTGATAAAATCACCCATATTGTTGAGCATCATCTGATATCGAACATCAAACAAATTCCCACTTGAACCAAACGTGGACGTTACAGGAAATAATTTCGATACGTAAATAACGTCTGAAGGAATAGGAATATATTTGTTGGTGACATCGTCTCCGGTAACGAGATGTTTTAAATAGGTTCGGATTGTAGCGTCGCTGTGGTATTCTTGATACATTTGTAATGCATCATCAACTTTATCTTCAATCTGATCTTGATCAACATTTATCTCTAAAACAGGATCGCCGAGTTTCCTCAGACAATAATCAATTAATGTATCTCTACTGGTAACTGCAGGCATTTTAGCGAAATCCGTATAAACTCATGTTTATTTATAAGGATTTGCTACTTAAAACGATCAGGTCCATGAACCCAAACAACAATAACCCAGCGTTCGCCCTTTGTTACTTTCTCAACGGTATGTAAACTAAAACTAGGAAAGAATCCAATCGATCCGAGTTCCTTTGGTGCTTTTAGAATAACACCATTACTGTTGATTAATAGGTCGCCGCCTTCATAGTTATCATTAAGAGGAATAGAAAGAGATAGTTTTCTTGTTGCACTACCAGTTGGACCAGCGTCGATATGCCAAGAATAATGAGACTCTTCCTCTGCTTTATAGTGTAATAGTTGCAACGAGTGTGTAATACCGAGCAAATTCCATCGATAATATTCTGCATTAACAGTTCCGACGGCAGCTGCTATTTTATGGAAGATCCAAGCATTATCTTCAGTATAATCTATATGGTATGTTTCAACTTGCCGAATATCTTTATTGTATTTCTGATTGTCATCACCACCAACAGTTGCTCGAACGCCATACTTTTGATCTGCTATTGAAATAATTTTTCGACATTCATCATCTGTGAAACAATGTTCTGGATGCGTGCCGTTTTTTGTGAAGAATGATGCTCCAGGAAACTCATCGTCGCTAGTGCGAATCATAACACCATTAGTAATAAATTGTGATTGGGGCAGTTGGTAGAATTTAATGTCTTCTTTTATATTTCTATTGGTGGTGCTCGCCTTTTCAATACGCATATTATCAGGCGTTTTCTTTTTACCCATCTCTTTTCTTCCGTCTAGGACAGAATCTTTGTATGGACCATTTGCGTCAACAAAATGAAAGAAAACCTGAACCTGCCATTCCCCTTTGTATTTTGGTCTCCAGTGTGGTAGTTCACAACCACGATACATTACTAAATCGCCGATATTTATTTCACTAGCAGAACCAACTATATCATCTTCATCTTTAGCGAAGAATATTGGCCAGATACCTGATCCATCATCAAAACCAAGAGTTAGAGTGCCGGAGATTTCGCAGGAGGGGCGATCTCTATGTCGAACTAATATCTCCCCCTTTCTATAAATTCGGGCATAGGTATAAGTAGGAAGAATCTCTACTCCAAGTTGTTTTGAAAGTGGACCTGCTAACTCTTGAGCGATATTATCAAATATCTCATCGCCGTAGATTGAATCGGATAGCGGACATTGTTCGTCTTTTTCAGTCTTACCTTCTTTATAAAGATTAAACATATATTGCGTCAACTGTTCACAATCAGACCGAGAGATAGTATCATTTAAATAAACGTATCTGTTATGTTCAAATACGTCTGCAGCAGTTACCAAATTTTGTGTCTGAGATTTCATTATAGTTCCTCTGGATAAAATGCATTATAAAACCAATTATATTTTTCAAGTATACGGTTATGTATACGATCACTTAATCGCCTTTTCGGCGGTTGCCATTGAATAAAAGAGGGTTTTGTTCTATGATCAGTTCTTTCCATAAAATAAGCATTATCATGTTCAAACATTTCTGATTGTGAAATATTATTTAAATCGTGTTCATAGTAATTTAAATTTAAAAACGCATAAATCGAGTTAATAGTATCTATCGGATTTTTAAGAAAGTCTTCATATCGAACAAATTTAATTGTGTCTTTTTTATCTTCATACATCCATAACTCCATCGCTACAGATATCTCTTCCTTTAAAGATCCCGATAATGAATTGTCGCTGTTAAAATGATAATCGAATTTTTGCATCTCAGTCATTGCAGCGTAAAGAGAATTACCTTCACTACTATAGGTATGAAGTGCTTTGAGTTTTAAATTTACTTTATTGAAACTTTCAACAACATCTCTTAAATCACGAATCATTAATATCACTTTTGATTCTGGCAATAGATGACGGATTCGATTCCAAAACCGAGTCTTAGAGATAACAATAGGTTTGTCGGTTATTCCGCTATACCAACCGTTGATCGCTCCCATTGCCATACCGTAAAGCGCACGGTCTGCACGATCAGCGTCCATTGCTTGGAATGTTTCGGTGACACGAAATTTCTGCAGCATATAACGATGCAGATTTGTCGGTAATGGATCTGTTGTTGTGGTAAATACTTCGGGATTTTGCTGAAGTATATTCATCAATACTGTTGATCCGGAACGCGGAAGTCCACCACAAAAATGTAATTGTTTCATAATAAATTAATAATTAAATAACAATATTATATATTAAATTTTAAAGAGAAGCAAGTTATACCTGTGTTGATCCTGCCAATGCTCTAGCGCCGATACTACTAGCTGAGGCAACTCCAGAAGTATCATTAGCAAAAGAAGTTCCCTCGACATCAGTGATTGCGTTGCCAGGCGTTTGCATTCCACCCGCAGAAAATGCAGTACCGCCAGAATAAGAATGTAGTCCATGTTCTCTTCTGACTGTAGTAAGGTCTGAATGTGAAGATACTGTTGCATCACTTGAAAACAATACTGATCTCACCCCGCCGTAAGCACTAGGACTATTGCCAGTAGCACCACCGCCAGTAAGGTAATATTTCACATTATTACCAGAAGAACCATGACCTCCAAATCCATTGAATTCAAAAGGCGGTGTTATCAAAGTTGCATTTCCTCCGGAGGCAAATGGAAATTTTTGCCTTGTGACCGTACCACTTCCAGAAGAGGTTGCGGGAGGTCCACTCCATTTAACAACATGCCCAATTCCGCCTGGAACGTCTGTTTGACCTGTTGCTTCAGTTGAGGCGCTGGCTAATGCTCCTGTTGAAGATGCAGTTACATTGGAAGCGAACGGAAATTTTCTTATATCAGTCCACGAATTTCCCCTGCCAGGGACAGGAAAATAGGCTGGAGGAAAAATTCCTCCCGTATAATATCCATCTTGATTAGTTACATCTGAAATTCCAGCAGCATATAATGCCCCTCCTAAACCCAAACTCGACCCTAATGTATTTCCAGTATCAGAAGAAAACGGGAATTTGTATGCAGTATCGTAAATAGTAGGAGGAGAAGGTGGACCTTCAGCGCCACCATAATGATAACCATGTGTAGTAGAAGAAGTTCCAGATCCCCACGAGCGACCATTGCCGTATGGTGGTCCAGGTCCATTAAATCCAGTATTGCTTGTATAAATTGTTTCTGAACCAGAAGCAAACCTGTACCTTGTTCCACTAGTGGTAAAAGTGGATGGCGCTGGCGGAGAAATAAAACCAGCAGACATATATCCAGCAAGATCTCCCTGAAATCCTACTTCTGCCGCGCGAGTACCACTAATTGGTTTCCAAGAATTATCACTATCCCACATATAAATATTTTTATTGTTATGATTATATGCCATTCTAAATGATTTTGTATTTGCAGAATCTAAAAAGATTGCGTCAGAATCAAACGATACTATTCTTTCATCTCTCAAACTGAAGGCAGACCTAGTCAACTTTTCCAATTCTGTAAGCGGAGAAGAAGGCGTAACATTACCTATTCGTTTCTGAACAGCATGAATTAAACTTTTTATATCAACTGGCATATCTTAAACCTGTTGTCCTGCTCCGCGTTGTCTTGTTACTGATAAATCACCAACATCAGTAGCATTAGCGTCAGAAGCGAACGGGAATTTATCGATGACATTAGTAGTAGACTCTGGGGAGGTTCTACCACCAGAATTATATCCACTGTCAGTTGATGATTGTCCTGAGTTACCATCTCTTACTGTTGTCATATCTCCAACGTCAGTAGCATTAGCATCAGAAGCAAATGGGAATTTGTCGATGGTGTTTACGAATGGCGGATTGAGTCCACCAGAAGTATATCCATTATCTGCTGATGATTGTCCTGCTACACCATATCTTACTACTGTTAAATCACCAACGTCAGTAGCGTTAGCATCAGAGGCGAATGGGAATTTGTCGATAATGTTTGATGCTCCTGGAGCGAAACCACCAGAAGTATATCCACTAGCAGTTGATGATTGACCTGCTCCAAGATATCTTCCTACTGTCATATCTCCAACATCAGTTGCATTCGCATCAGAAGCGAATGGGAATTTATCGATAGTGTTTGATGCTCCTGGAATTCCTGGACCGAAACCACCAGAAGTATATCCACTAGCAGACGATGATTGTCCTGCTAGACCATATCTTGATAATGTCATATCTCCAACATCAGTAGCATTCGCATCAGCTGAGAATGGGAATTTGTCGATAGTGTTGTAAATTATAGGGGGTGCTGGTACTTGCTTCCAACCACCAGAAGTATATCCGCTGGTAGAACCTTGTGCTTGTGTGGAACCTGCAGCCACAGTACCATTAATTGGTTTCCAAGAATTATCACTATCCCACATGAAGATGTTATTAGAAGCACGGTTGTATATCATCTTGAAATCTGGTGCATTCGTAGTTGCAGAATCTAAAAATAATGCGTCAGAGTCAAGAGCGCGAATAGTGTTATCGCTCGATACGAATGCTGCTTTGGCGAGTAGTTCTAATTCATCTACAGGAGTTGATGGTGTAACTCCGCCAAGTCTAGACTGTATTGAATTGATGAGTTTTGTTATATTAATTGCCATATTATCTTAGACTTGTTGTCCTGCTGCACCATATTTTACTACTGTTAAATCCCCTACATCAGTTGCATTGGCATCAGAAGCAAATGGGAATTTATCGATAACGTTTGATTCTGATGGAAGTCCTCCGCCAGAAATATATCCACTAACAGTTGATGATTGACCTGAAACTAACCGTCTTGCTACTGTCATATCTCCAACGTCAGTAGCATTTGCATCAGAAGCAAATGGGAATTTCTCTATGATGTCGTATGTTACTGGTGGGTTGAACCCACCAACAACATATCCATTATCTGCTGATGATTGTCCTGTTCCTGCACCAGCATATCTTGCTACTGTCAAATCTCCGACATCTGTAGCATTTGCATCAGCTGAGAATGGGAATTTGTCGATAACGTCGTAGTATGGTGTGGGGGGTCCAGGTGCGAAACCACTAGAGGTATATCCATTATCTGCTGATGATTGTCCTGAACAGTACCGTCTCGATGCTGTTAAATCACCAACGTCAGTTGCATTAGCATCAGAAGAAAACGGGAATTTGTCTATTGTATTTTGTATCGGGAACCCACCAGAATTATATCCACTAGCAGTTGATGATTGACCTGCATGACCATATCTTGTTACTGTCATATCTCCAACATCAGTAGCATTACCATCAGAAGAGAACGGGAATTTGTCGATGGTGTTTAGAACTGTCGGACTAAATCCACCAGAAGTATATCCACTAGCAGAAGAAGATTGTCCTGCTACGTAAGCTCTTGCTACTGATAAATCACCTACGTCAGTAGCATTCGCATCAGAAGAAAACGGGAATTTGTCGATAATATTGGTGACGGAAGTTAAGGGTGTTACATACCCACCAGAAGCATATCCACTGGTCGACCCTTGTGCTTGTGTGGAAGTTGAAACAGCAGCAATTACACTATCAGCATTTAAAGTAATTTCTCTCCATGCAAGTTGTTCTGATATTCTATACGCTCCACTATCTAAACTGTATACAATATCACCATGATTAGAAGAATCTGCAACAGGAAAATTTGATAATCCTGGATATGAAGTTATCGAACTTGTCAAATCATTTATTGTACTTGAAATTTTAGAAAGACGAGATAAATCACTAACAGGAGTAGATCCAGTACTAGTGTTCAATCTTGCTTGAATTTCATCAATAAGTTTCTGTAAATTAATTGCCATGATTAGTTAGCCTTTGGGGTTAATGAACTTCCCGCCTCAAAACCTTGCAATTCTTTCCAATATGAACCAGTACTAACAAACAACCCTCGTTCATCGTTTGCACCTGTTAAATCAGAAACTAATACTACCATACCTTCGTTTGCAGAATCTGCAAAAGGTAAGTCTGTTCTTACTGCATATGTTTTAGTAGTGGTGGTAGATTTTTTTATACCGCTCAGAAGGTTTAACAAATCTAAAGATGCATCACTAGAGTCGGCAGCACCTGCAGCTGAATCAAGACTTGCGATTAATGTTGTTAGATCTAAATTCGCCACAAAAATACCCTCGAAAAAATGTTTATACTGTTCTATTTATATAGAAACAAACTTGAGGTATTAGTTGAATTATACCTGTTGCCCCGCACCTATTTTTCCCCTTGCTAGTGTTAAATCTCCGACATCAGTAGCATTAGCGTCTGAGGCGAATGGGAATTTATCAATTTCGTTACGCTTGCTTGGGTTATCACCACCAGAAGTATATCCACTAGCAGTTGATGATTGACCTGCAGACGCGGCCCTTCCGTTAGTTAAATCCCCTACATCAGTTGCATTGGCATCAGAAGCAAATGGGAATTTATCAATTACATTCAAGTTGGCATGCCCACCAGAAGAATATCCACTAACAGTTGATGA